TAATATCTTTTTCCAAGGCATTTCTTGCAGCAACACTAAGGCCTTCAATGACACTAGGTAGATTTAACTCTGTTGCACCAATTTGAACAGGGATGTAACCATCTGGCATAGACTTAGACTCTGTAGAGAGCCTGTCAGACTCAGCCCCTACTCGTCCTAGGCGTGATTGCTCCATTCTATCTAAGTTTGTATCAGAAGCAGTTTCAGGCATATCTTCAGAAATGTTTTCACCCTCTCGTAAGCCTAAGTCTTGGAAGCCTACAGTGCCAATGCGTTGACGCTTGTTAGCCTGAATGTCAGCGGCCAACTGTTCAATAGATGCTACAGCTTCTGGACTATTCTCAAAGTCTTTCTTGTCGATATCAAAGACATTCTTAAAGAACTCATAAATACTTGGAACATCAGGATCTCCTTGATTACCTTCATTATCAAGTAGAGAAGCAAATAAGCCTTTATCTAGCTTACTCTGTCTACCATTGACGCTATCAGCTACAAATTGATAAAGGTTATCAGCAGCTTTATCAGCACCAGGCATACCTACTGCATCCATAATGGAACCCATTACCATAGCTGTACCATTCGTAAACTTAGATATAGGTTTTGTTGCGTATGCTAACCCTCTATCTACTGTTTGTGCAGCACCCACTGTCCAATCTACTGCTACATCTGTGGCTTCAGCTAAGGTTTGTCCAATATCACCCATTTGATTACGGACATCCTCTGCAGACACAGGTACACCAGCTTTTCTAGACTGACCATACTCTTGGTAAGCTGCCATGATAGGGTCTTCAATAACTTCAGCATCTACTTCATCGACATCAGCTTCAGCAGCGGCAGCAAGTGCAGCAGGAGATACAAGACCATAATAATCTAAGGCCTCAGCAGACTTTTCTGGGGATAGAACCGTACCATCTGATCCTTTAACTAAGCCATCAACAGTTACTGTAAAAGAGTCTATCGTAGCTTCACCCTCTTCATTGGTAGTGCTAAAAGTAACCGCTAAGCTACCATCCTCATTCTCTGTTACACCTGATGATAAGCTCCCTGCATCAACAGTACCTCTCACTGGGCTAAGGTTGTCAGGGCTTAAACCAAGACTCTGTAGGCTAGGCCCAACAGCTTCAAGGTAGGACTCTCCAAATAGAGCTGTTTGTGTGTCTATATACCCGTATATGTTATCAGTAAGGAATTGTTTTTGTTGAGCTTTTAAGTTAGCTACCTCAGCAGCTACCTGTTCAGGCGTTTTGAATTTAGTATCTGCATTAGCAATAGCGGTATCAAAAGCTGTATACCCATCCATAGCCATAACAAGCTTTGCCCTTGTCATAATATTTGTTTGTTCTTCAGCAGTATTAGCAGGGTTGAATATCTTTGGTTGAGTGTAACGCAAGTAAGATCCACTGTTTCTGCTGGTGTAGCCTGTCACACTATCAAGCTCTGCCATGTCATATACAGACATACCCGTACCGCCAAATGCCTCTGCATCAGCTTCTGCTCTAACACGAGCTTTAGCATCTGTACCCATAGCCCTTGCAAACCATCCACCTTTAGGTGCTTCAATATCGCCCATAGTTTGGCTACCAAGGCCATAACGTGAATATACGTCAATGTTACCCGTTGGAGAGAATGCCTCTGGGAGTGCAGCAGCTTCTTTAACCAAGTCAGCATTAAAACTAGAGCCATAAGAAGATCTAAGTGTATTTAATGTACCTACAAGCGTTTTTAGGCCTTCAGGTCCAGCATCTAGTGCAGCCTCAATCTGTGCATCACTTGCATGTAGATCACGAGCTTGTCCTACAAAAGAGTTCTGTGCATCTGCTACCTGTCTAAGCTGCAGTAGCTTACCTTTGTTACGCTCTGCTTGCTCAGCAAGTTTCTCTGCGTAGTCTTCTGCCTTGTCTTTACGCTCGTTGATGTACGTAGCTGAGTCACCCAAGAATGCTGTAGCGAATGCTTGCCAATCAGCCATTATACTTCTCCCTTAGCCATAAGACCTGTAGGAGCAGCTTCTGCTTCCATCATAGGCTCTTGCTCTTGTTGTGGTTCTGTATCATCTTGTGATACGTCTGTAGCGTCTACTGTGGATAGCTCTTCAATCAATTCTGATCCAGCATCTTTCTTAGGGTCTGTTTTAAGGTATTCCTGCATCAAGAGTTTCATGCGGGCAATGTTTCTATCTTTACGATCTTCTTTAGGGTCTGTAGCTGTCTCTTTAACTTCAATACCATACGTAGACATAGCAGCCTTAACAAAGGATGCCACAATAGGTCCAGCCAACATGCCAACCTCTACAGTGTGTAAGCCTTTCATAGAACCCATAGTCATAAGTGTTTCCACTACAGTCTTGAGGTCAGCACCCATCTCAAAGGTAACAGCAAGATCATCCATGACATCTTCATCTGCAAGCTTGTTGATGTAATACTTGACTGCATCACCTGTCTCTACAAGCTCAGGAGGCCTCTCCCAAGGTGCGTTCTTTGGTGTAGCTGTGAGGGATTGACCTGGGATGGGGCGAGAGAATACATCTACCATTGTTATACTTTCTTAGAATGTCGTGTTGGTGCTATAATAGCAGATACAGATTATAATGAAACTAGATTATGAGCTTCTAGCAGCTAACAGCATGTTTCTAGTCTCTTCTATAGTGTGATTAGCTAAGTTACCACCTTCTTCAGCGTAATAGCTCTGACCCGCTTTAATAGTCCTGCTACCTTTTTTAACGTCATACGGCACAGGGATAGATGCAAACTCTTTAGCCATTTCAAGCATTGCACGGTCTAGGGATGTTTCGCCACCAGACAAGAAGTCCCCTAGTTTAGGTCTCTTCTCACTGATTAAGAACTTAGCAATTCTATCTTGTGTCGCTGTATCAAAAATCTGATCAGAAGAGAGGTCTAAACCCTTCACAACAATATCCATTGTGCTTGGAATAACTTGATACTTACCCACTGCAAATAGCCTGTTAGGATCATTAGGATCATCAATAGTCTGTAGGGCTTGGATTTCACCAATAGTCATCTCAGTCAAAGACTTACCATTTCTAGTAGTGTTTCTATTTGCGCCTATAATATCTTTTCCAATAGTACCTCTATTGCTTGAAGTGTATGTACCTTCACCAGAACCAATGAAGTCTAGGATACCCTTACTTTCTGTAGGTGTTTCAGATACACCACCACCTTGTGGAGACATCAAACCTCTCCCTGTAGTTGGATCTGTAATTGTAGTTGCAACTTCTTCACCTTCTTTATAAGGAATATCCTCAGAGCTAAGAGATCTCTCAAAGTCAACGACAGGGCGCATACTAGGCAGAGGAGGGGCTTTATACTTAACAAGTTGATTACCCTCAAAAGGGTCGCCTGTAAGGTTGCGTCTCTCAACATCTTCTAGACCTAGGGACCGTGTGATACCTCTATCCTGCTTTAGAAGCTCAGTCTCTTCTGCAGATCTAAGGGCAGCTTCTCTCCAAGGGTCTAGGTCACTATAGTCATTAGACGTAGCAGGGAGGCTTGTACCAAAGTACTTTCTAGCATTGTCTTGACCACCAAAAGTAGCAACTGTAAGCTGTGCCATTTCTCTAGCTGGGTCTCTCTTTACTTCAGGCTCTTCTGCACCCTTCTTAGGGGTGAACAGACCACGGCTAAGAGGTGTTACACCTTCTACATCACTACCAAGCAAGTCAAAGATATCTAGAGAGTACTTATATTTATTGAAATCCATTAGCTTATCCTCTCCATACAGCCGCAGCGAAGCTACCAAAAGCTCCCCACATACCTTCTGTTTTACTTGCTGCTGCAGCCGTTTTATCATCTTCTGAGCTAAGCTTAGCGATGGCTAGTTGTACAGCCCTGTTAGCATCATTCTCTTCAGAAGTCCAAGCATACTGCATCATATCTCTAGTCTCTTGCATAGCAGCATTAAAGGCTAGGTTAGTCATGTTGTTAGCTGCTTGTGCATCTGCTCTGTTAGCATCATTGATTGCTGCTGTGTTTTGAGTAGATACGGATTGATACCAAGCAGCGTTAGCTTGCTCAATTACAAGAGAGTTGTTTGTGTTAAACTGTTCACGCTGGTTGATAAGCTCACTGTTGAACTTCTCAATAGCGTTTGCTTCACCTGCATTAAACTTACTCATTGCATTAGTTTGCTCATTGTTAAACATACTAACAGTAGAGGTGAGGTTAGCCATGAACTGCTCTGTCTGCATCTTACTAGAAGCATTAAACTGCTTAGTAGCATTATCAGCAGAAGAGTCACTCAGGATACTATCCGTCATAGCTTTAGTCTTAAAGATAGAAGTCTGCTGCTGATTAGCTAGGTTAGACATATCCATGTCTAGGAAAGCTTTAGCATTCGTAACTCTAGCTTGCTGCTCATTAGAGAGGTTAGCCAAGTCCATCTGAGACATAGCTGCAGCATCTGCCAATACCTTAGCATTCTTAGCACCAAGGTTAGCCAAGTCTACAGACTGAGCCATACGAGCATTCTCTAAGGCTACCTGCTGTTCAGCAGTGAAGTTCATATTGGCAATGTCAGAGATCTTAGAAGCGTTAGCTACACGAGTTTGGAACTCTTGGGTGAACTCCATACCCATGAACTCAGCACGTTTCTCTGCAGCAAACATAGCAGCCTGTTGCTTGTTGCTAAGGTTCTGCTTCTCAAACGCAGCAGATGTCTGTGAATCTTGCATAGCGATAGGCAGAGCGCTTTCCATAGCTGCCTGTACGACAGCCTGACCAGCCATAGATGAGGCAGACAAGCCACGAGCAGCCATAGCTGCACCAGCGGCTCTCATAGCACCTGCAGCCCATGCTGGAGGGTTTTTACCTTCAAACTGCTCCATCAGTCCAGTAAGTTGACCTTGCACTGTAGCGTCTGTTGACGGCGCTCCTGTAGCAGCTTCAAAGTTAATCTCTTTCTTGACCCGCTCCATATCAACAGCAGAGCCTGAAACCATTTCACCAGTCTGTAGTGTACGAGCATCAGGTGCATCTACTGTCTGGGCTTTATCAATCTGAGCAGCATCTAGGCCTAGCTGTGCAAGCTGTTGTGGAGACATATTAGCTGCATCTACAGTAGCATCTTCAGATACAGTACCTTTGGCAGCTTCTAAGCTGTCTAGTGCTTTAGATACAGCAGGTGTAGAGAGTGTAGTACTTACAGCTTCCGCAGTAACGTCTGTAGGTGCTTGAACAGCAGCAGCAGTCTCTGCTGTAGTACCACTCACCGTAGGTGCAGGATCTTTAAGCTGACCAGTAGCGGGGTCAATAAGTTGTTCATCTGTTACTTTGTTTAGCTCTACATCTGTTTTAGTTGTCATAGATGTAGGATCATTGATAGCACCAGAGACTAGCTCTGCACTGGTTGGTACTTCAGTAGCTTTAAATATAGCTTCAGCAGATGACATACCCTCTTTAGCTAGGTTAGCAGCAGCCTCTGCAGAAGTAATAGCATCTTGTAGTGTTGTGTCTTCAGGGTTAGCAGCTTGAGCAGCTCTTGCATCTTGTAGTGCTTTCTGGGAGTCTGCATAAGACTGTTGTGCTGTATCTAGATCAGTAGCCATGCCGCCAGCAGCATAGCCCTTTACATAACCACCATAAGCCATATTAATTCGCTTCTCAGCCAATTCACTCATCTTGCCTACACGAGCAGCAGCACCAGGCTGAGAGGCTAAGAACTTAGCTTGCTCATCAGCTTGCATACCTTGCATTTCTGGGACAATCTTTCCCATCTGTTCAGGTGTAAAGCCACCAAATCGTTTAGCCATTATAATAGTCCTTGTTATTACCCAGCCTCAAGTAAATAGCTGCAGTTATATATTTATGTGTTGGGGAGGGTTATAGTGGTAGTTATATCACTTAGCTGCATATAAAGCAATAGCAGTCAAGGCCTTCTACGAAATAATCCAATGAAACTTCTACCTATCTCACCAGGGCTAGGCGCTAACCATCCTGCAATTAGTAGAAGCAGCATGAGAGGGTCTACTTCTGTGTTAGTACTCGTATCCTGTATTACAGTATCTACAGGGGCTTCTATCCGCATCTGTGGTCTAGTGTTACTAACTACTCCGACAGTCTGGTTATTCTCTTTACCTAACTGTGTGTTTGCAGCTACGTTAGTCCCGCCGCCCGTCAGTAGGCTCAGTGGGCTGACCCCGCACCCCGCCAGACTTACCAAACCAATCCATACCGAAAGCCAAAGCGCTAAACGTAAAGACAGGCCAGACCAAGATCTCAATGATGTTAACATCTTTAGTTTCCACAAGGTAGGCAAGCCAAACAAACAAGAGTATAGCTACTTCACGTTTGTACGTCTTAGGTTTCATCTTCCAGCCATAGCCTCTACAGCAGTACGGATAGCTTTGATATTCTCGTCCATACGAGCAGAAGTCACAGCTTGCTGCTGTACCATAGTAGATAGTGTTTCTTGTCTAGTCTCAAGTTTAACGATGCTAACCTTGTTGGACTCTACTGCATTATTCATAGAAGCTACGAACCAGATGAGTGCAACAGTCTGCATCGCAATAGCAAAGACCAAGGTTGCAGGTACGGATTTAGATAGGTGCCAAGGCTCTGTGGTCATTTTGGGTAAGCTTTCCGTGATAGTTGAAAGTGAGGGCCATCAGGGAAAGACTTCCAGTCACCACCCCATTGCAAGTCGATGTTTAGTGTTTGTGCTGCTTGCTTCATAGCATCAGCAATAGGGTGAAAGTACTTCCAGTCCCATGACACAGGATACGGAAAGAGATCTACAGCATGTCCAGTAATGTGTCTGCTATTCATTGTTGTAGACTTACCAGCAGCTACGAGTGTCTTCTGGCGTTCTACTGATCTAAGACCTTCACCTACAGAAAAGTCTTGCTCTGTAAGAGTGATGGCTAGTTTAACTACAGCTACAAGGTCGGGGTGTACACCTTCTAGCGTTTGTAGGCTTTTGTTTCCTAGTGAGTATGTCATTTCATTACACCTCATATACGATGATAACAATGCCGTTGCCACCATTTCCGCTTAGATGATCTGCTGAGGTACTCCTGTCAACAGAGCCACCAGAACCTGCGCCATATCCTGCATTTGAGGAATTTCCATTACGCACACCACTAGTCGCATCAAAACTATAGATTGTACTGCCAAGAATAGGTGACTGAGAGCGGCCTTGCTGGTAAGTTGATAGATACGTAGGCCAAGAGGAGTTATTACTAATTCTTGCACCATCACTTGTTTGACTACTAATAACAGATGCACTTGCTCCGCTGTTACCATCTATTACTGCGCAACCACCACCAGAGGCGCACGTAGATTCAGTAGCAGATGCAATTGCACCGCCAGACGCACCGCCTGTATAGTTTAGCTGGTTACCGCCAGAGGCACTGCCTCCAACAGCAGCAGCAGCAGTGCTAGTATCTGAGCCTACTGTTGATATCTCACGAGCGCCACCCCCGCCGCCACCATAGGCTATCATATTTAGGCCAGACCCTACAAACCCACTATGACTGCCAGCATTGCCAACTAGGTAGTGGTCAAAAGCGCTTCTCACTCCCGCTCCACCTGTGCCTATGGTAATAGTGGAACTGGATGCGGAAGCTGCGGGTATTTTAGAGTAACAGAAACCTCCTCCACCTCCACCAGCGGCAGCAGCCGTACCTGCTGGGTTACCAAAACTAGAAGAGTTGTCACACTCTGCAGAGCCACCAGAGCCACCAGCACCAAATACGAAGATGTGTATGTAGGCGGCTTTGTTGAGTTTAGGTGTCCAAGTTCTGCTGGATGTAATCACCTCCGTAACTAGGAAGGATTTACTGTAGAAATCATAAGCACTTATGGTCTGCCCTGATGTAGGTAAGCCTGTTGCTAAGCCCCAATACTCAGAGAGGCTGATAGGGCTAGACCCACCAAACTCTTCTTGTATCTGTGATAGTGATATTGCTTGTCCTGGTGCTTGAAGTGCCATATCACAGACCTTTCTTGAGAGCTTCTACTTCAGCTTTAAGCTCTTTAACCGCCTCAATAAGTACACCAACAAGGTTGCCATAAGCTACAGAGAGATACTCTTCACCTACGTGTACAACCTCTGGCATTACTTCCTGTACTTCTTGAGCAATAACACCTGTAGATGCTTTACCGTCTTTGGTGAAGTTAACACCACGAAGCTTAGACACAGTATCCAAAGCATTAGGAATTGTAACAATATCAGACTTGAGGCGTCTGTCAGAATAAGCAGTTACGTTACCTACAGCAGTCCAGTTACCATTGTCATCACAGTAGGAACCCCAATTACCTGCCTGTGTCAAAAAGCCTACTTGGTTTGAGTTGTTATGGATGCTACGTGTTCCATGATCGTTGTCCTGCATGTAAATGTAGGAGGCTCCGCCACTACCTACAGTTAAACTTTCGCAGTTAAAGACTTGTGTAATAGAGCCAGCTTTTTCAGCTTTAGTATCAATCTCTGTCTGCAATCCATCAATGTTACTGATAACGTGGTTGTGGCTATTGTCTGCTACTACAGCAGTGATGCTTACGTTAGATGTACCATTGAATGATACAGAGCCAGATACATCACCAGCAAGACTAATAGTACGTGCTGTTTGTAGTGCAGTTGCTGTAGAAGCATTACCTGTTAGTGGTCCTTGGAAGCTGCCAGCTACAAGAGCTTCACTACCTACAGTCCACTTATCAGTAGTCTCATCCCATACAAATGTCTTGTTTGGCTGTGTGCCACGCTCAATCTCAATACCACCATTCTGAGTAGGTGTTGCACCTGTAAAGTTAGAGTTGAGTACAATCTGGTTATCAGCAATGTTTACAGTCTCAGTATTGATAGTAGTAGTTGTACCAGATACTGTAAGGTTACCATTAATAACAGCATTACCAGAAGCAGTTACGTTGTTAAATACAACATTTGATGTAGTACCTACGGGCTGTCCAATAGAGACAACACCACCAGCAATACCTACACCAGTACCTGCACTAAAGTGATTTCTCACCTCTGTAGCAGAAGGGCCAGTGTAAGTGATGTTACCATTTGAGTATGTCAGGCTACCGTCACCGCCAGCGTCTGTTACACCAATAGCAGCTTTAACTCTGGCGTCTGTGTAGTAGAGCTTAGTACCTTCAGCAAGGCTGTTTGTAGTGTGGTTACCCAAAGAAGATACAGTGCCGCTAAGAGTACCTGTAATTGTACCAGTAACACCTAGAGTACCACCAATGTTTACGTTTCCTGTGTTAACTGTAAGGTTACCTGCAGATACAGATGTGTTACCTGTTACAGCTAGAGTACCACCAACGGTAGCGTTAGTAGCTACAGCTAAAGAACCCTTAGCAGAAGTGTTAGCACCGCTTAGAGCTAAAGCCTCTGTTGTACCAGAGTAGACGGACAATTGGTTAGCATTGTTTACAAGTCTACCAAAGTCTACACCACCATCTTTAAGATATACGTCACCACCATCTGCATCTAGAACAATATCACCAGCTACATCAAATGTAAGGTTACCAGAAGCTACATCATACTCGTTATCTACAATAGTAGTGAAACCAGAAACACCTACATTAAGTGTGTCTGTGCTTACTGTACCATCAAACCAAGCATCCTTAAACTGAGCAGCAGCAGAGCCAAGGTCAATGGTATTAGTACCTTTAGGTAGTATGTTAGTTGTACCTACAATAATATCTTGTGATGGCCCTACCTTAGTGACAGGAGAGCCATTCCCTGGGGTGCCATCATGTGTGTGACCACTAATGGCATTAAAGGAATCCTCAACAGCGTTAAACTCGCTATCAAGGTCATCCGCATCAATTACGTTACCGTTAGCAATGTTGTTTGCCGTATCTTGGCGTGTGTAACCTACCATAAGATAGCTTCCTTATTATTGTCTGTCATTCTGGGTGTACTCTAAGAGTACTGTATCCAGTGTAAATGAGGGGTTTGTTGAGTTGTCTTCAATGCGAATTGAAATAGTCTTTCCTGATCCAATAATCTGGTTCTGATAAACCTTGTCTAGAGATCCACCATAAGTAGCCTGACTGTATGTAGCAGTAACAGCACCATAAAAGAATACAGACAGTCCAGAGCTAGATACGCTAGTAGAGGCTGGCTGGATAAGGTTTTGATTATTAGAGCGAGTAAAGTCATACTTTACAGATAAATCAATATCAAAAGCCCCTCTAGGGTCAATATAAGATGTTAACTTATAAAAGGTCTTACGCATCTGTGGATCAGAGATAGGCATATAGGGAGATTCGTAAATAGCTTCAATAGGTTCTCCATCAAAGCTAGAACCCTGTTCCATAACGTAAAGATAACCTGTCTCGTTAGCAAAGACAATAGTCTCACTTGACTCTGTATACTTAGAGTCTGCTACAAAAGCTTTGATACCAGAACACTCACCCCAAGCCATGTCTGTTGAACCTTGGTTGGAGAACTTTGTAACCAACAACCCACGAGCAACCTTAGACTGTTCTGACTCTGTATATGCAAAGATACGATACTGAGCCTTCTCTCTAACTACAATAGAACAGAAGTTAGACGTACTCTGAGCAAACTTGTATACGTCATCAGCAATAGGATCAGAAGCTACTTCAAGTGCAAAGTCACCAATACGATCTGTAGCACCAAGGAGTCTAATACCATCTGGAGACATATACATAATGTCACCACCAACTTCTTGGATAGTGTCAGGGTCTAGACAACCAATGCTCTCTGTAATAGGATTAAGCTGGAAGTCAGAAATAGTGCTACCAGTAAGTCTTTGGATCTTGTTGCGGCTAAAGATGATTAGCTGATCACGGAATGCAATAAGACCTGTAATCTTATGGCTTACGTTAATAACACCACCACCATTAGCAGAGCTAAAGTCTTGCGAAGATGAAGGGGCAGAGAAGTATAGGTTTGAACCTTTAGAGAAGAACACAGTATTCTTAAACACTGCAACCTGCTCAGACCCTTCAAGATCTGTATTAGAGTTAATGAAGGTTAATGTATCTGTAGCATCTTCATACAGGGCTGGGTAATTAAAGGAATCTACAAATACTACATAGTGACCTGCGCCAAAGTTATACTCAATAGATCTTACTTTAGACCCAGCTAAAGCTGCAGCACCTACGGAAGTCCAGCCATTACCAGATGACTTATAATACTCTGTAACAGATCCATTGTTACGTGCAGCTAAGTATTCACCTGGGTTAACAACTTTAACAGCCAGTACACGCCCCACGCCTGGGATGATGTTAGGATCTACTTTAGTATAACCCTGTAGCTTGGAGTAACCGCCAGAACGAGCAGGTTCAAAGTTCTGCAAGATAGTAGCAGAACCTACGGCATTAGCACCCTGCTGGAGAGGGCTGAGATTAGAGATGAGACCACCTTTAAACTCAATAGGGAATGTCTGCCAATTAGTAGCCATTAGAAGTGTACTCTTGTATCTCTAAGGTATTCAGTGCGGTTGATGTTAATGGAACGCATGTTCTTAATGCCATCAGCAAACTTACTTTGGGATAGTTGTGCAGCTTGAAGATCTGAGCGGAATACATAAGCATAATACATTGCACCGTCTACTACAACGTGGCGATACTGCTCAGGGATAACAGGGACATCTGCAGCCTTCTGCATGTCTACGCCATTTCTGTAGTACTCGTATACTACTTCGTAGGCTGCGTTAGGAGATGGAACAAAGAGCAACTCACGGCTTGGCGCTCTAACAACGTATCTTGGAACACCTCTAGCAGATTCACTAGAGTTATACTCATAGTCCACATATTTGTCAAGATAATCTTCATAGTTTAACAGTTTTAACTTTACTGTAGGTACATTAAGCGCCGTATCTCTTTTAATACGGAAGCTATTCATATTAATACTCTTACTATCGTAAGGCATACTATAACGTACTTCACCCGCTGTTAAGGTTTCTTCTTCTTCAGCATGGTTCCAAGGCCATTCAAACTCTTCTTGGTGAATGTGTCTAATAGCTGCGTTAACAGCATCCTTAGTAAGGTTATAGTAACCCTGTGCGCCAGCAAAGTTTGTTGTAGTTAGTTCTACTTCGTTAAGGCGTCTGTTAACGTCATTAACTAGACCAATAAAGTCATATGCCATTCTTACTTCTCCTTAACACGTAGATAGATAGAGCGCTCATACTGTAGACCCTCTACTGTAGTGACCTTACAAGTAATAAGATACCTGACGTTATTAATGCCAAGGGAGAGTCTGATTGTAGATATACTCAAGGTGTTAGTCTTCTGAACCATCTGCAAACCGTTAACTACATCAGCAGCAGACACCTCAGTCTTAACACCATTAGCATCATCAATATACCAAGTAACACCAGAGATGTTATCATCACCCAAGAAGCGTGACCAATCTACATTGAAGTCAAGTATCTCATCTTTATCTTTATCAGGCCACTTATATGACATTCATGTATTCCTTATGCTGCAATACGAACTACTCTGTCCGTGTTTGTAGCCTCAATGTATATGGTTCTTTGTGAAGGATCTGCTGGTATAGAAACAGTAAAGCCTTTAACCGTAGGCTCTACGTATACAACCCTATTTCTGCTGTAGCTATCTTTGATAAGCTCATAGTTAAACTGAACAGCTTGAATCTCAGGTCTTCTAGCATAGATGTTTAGTGGTGGTGAACTAATCTCAAATACGTTTGTAGTTCTTGTATCTACTGTATTAGTATTGCTGTTAGCTGCTACACCTGTAGGGATTGTAACAGCTTTAGCTATAACACTTGTATTACCTACAGTAATGCTTAGCGCTGGGCTGTTTATCTGTGTATTAGATAGAGCTACTACAGTAGTTATACCTACATATCCAGTAGAAGCAAGCCCTAATGGAATAGTTACAGCTTTAGCTACAACTATAGTATTACCTAGTGAGCTTGCAGCAGATACAGATGCACTAGGTGTAATGCTATCTGCAGTAACTACTACATCGCCCAGCGCAGAAGAAGCAGATACAGGTGCTAAGCTAGTGTTGGCAGGGGCTACTACAACGACAGGGTTTGTTGCAGCAATAGCAGATACACCTACTACATCAAAGCGTACTTCTACATCAGTAGAGAATGGTGAGATAGATAATGCGCTAAAGCCAAACATTTAAGTATCCTCAGTTAGGGTTTAACAGGCCACACGACATCCTTCGGGAAGCCAGCCTGTTGTGGCACATCAAGCAGAGACTGACGGTAGACTGCCCAATCATCCTGCTGTTCTGCTGAGAGTGTAGCCCAGCGCAGTGGATTGCCGACGAAGGCATCTACTTCAGCTAACAGGCCGTCACGCTCCATGCGAAGCTGCTCAGACAGTGCTGCGTCTATATCTTCTGGCAAACAACCGTGGGCTTCTAGGTAGTCTCTAGGGGCTTTACCCATTAGGATGTTCTCTGTGTGAGACCAAACATCTGCATCCACAAATGTACCAACCCAAGGGTTTTCAATTGCTGTATAATCTTCCATTTAGTCCTCCTATGATATGGTCTTATATGCTTGACTCGCTGCCGAAGTGGTTGGGCCAACAGTACCATTATTAGTCAAAGCTGTAGTAGTATAATAAGGACCGCCCCAAAGACCCCCTGCTGTGTGAAGACCACTTGTAGCATATTGATAAGTCCTGCCACCTCCGAGTAAGTATACAACCACGTAGCTACCAGCATCACCAGTGCCACCAGCAGAATGAACAAAAGCTCTATTGGAGTATACATTTTGTCTAACAAAGTAGTTACTGGCATATCCACCCCAGCCATAAGGATGCGTATCAATTTGAAATGTTACAAGTCCATCCCAAGTTGCATAGTTATGTACGTGCTTCCATATTAAGATTTTACAGCCCCAATGTCTCTCAAATATAACTGGGTAGTACGTACTTGCACTGCCTCCAACAGTGAAACTCCCCTCAGAAATGTGGTTATGATCAAGAGGTGCTTTAGCGTCTAACTCAACTTGGATAGCCGCAGTGGCAGTAGCTTCAGCAGCCACAACATCCGTATGCTCGACCTCTTGTGTCACTGCATTCTGCCGCAGCTTTGCGAACCAGTCTGCGGCTAGTCTTGCTCGTGATCTACTCATGTTGATGCCTCCTGAGAAGATAGTTCTGCTTTTGGCTTTGGATTGCTATCTTTAACCTGTTGGATCAGAGACGACATTTCTGTTGGGAAAACCCCAGCGTGAAACAGTGCGTCGAGTTGATCCCCAATAGACGGGTAAGAAGACGCCCTAGCTTTACGGGTTTCCTCAGTGCTGTGTTCAAGCATTGCTTTACCAAATGCCTCGTCCGTCATGCCAAGATGCTCACGTAGGGGGATAACCCCACCATTGCCATCTGGGATACTGCTGTCAGGTGTGACAACGTATGTAATATCTTTATAAGTAAACCCCATGATTATCTCCTCACCAAGCCAATCGTTTTAAATAGACACCAACATTGTAAAATTGCGTGTTTACAGGTACGTTAATGTATAAGTTGGTGTGACCGTATGCACCCACAGAGTTATCACTATCCAAGTAGAAAGTAGGCTCTGCTACCGTCCTGTGATGGTAGTGACTGTTTAAAGTTAACTGAGATGGCCCTGTTGCATTGTAGGCTGTTCCAGAATGGTTCGTAGAAATGACACCTGAGTATGAGGCACTCCAATAATGAGTACCCGCACCGTGGGGGCCAGAATCATACATCCAAATCATTAGCGCAAATGTGCCTATACGCTGAGTGTCGCCTACCGTCATAATGCGGGCCAATTTGTAGTTGGATCCTGCGGTCATCACGAAAGTATCAAGTTCGGCGATGTTTGTGCCACGTTCATCGTCTATTACAAGGTTGCTACCAAACTGTTTCAACTGACCGCTTGCAGTAAGCGAACCCGTCATAGTGTCACCTGTTGTGTTCACATAGCGACTGTCAGCTTCAACCTTCGAGTAGGTCTCAGCCATCGTATATACATCAGCCACCTCAAACGTACTATACGACACAACCTCCAGCACATCACCCGCAGCAGCACCAACAGTCAGCACAATGTCTGAACCATTAGTAGCTGTGTAGTCTGCGCTGTCTAGCAGGTGTACCCCGTTGAGATACACGTCGAGGAAGCCAGCGGTGTAACCCGCTGTGGCGAAGCTAGTCTGGGAGGCTGTAGCTGTGAACGACTGGCGTGTCTGGGTGGCCTGTGGTGTTGGGACGTTGCCAATGTACCCACTCATCAGATAACCTGCTGGGCTAGTTCTGCCTCTGCTTGACGCTCTGCTGAAGTCTTGACGACACCGTGTTCAAACGCATGAGCCACGATAGCTTCACGGGTCAGAGGGATGGCCTCGCCGTTGTCCAAGCAGTGCTGCACTGTTAGCTGCACGATCTCGTCGTTAGCAATGCGGCAGCGTTCTGTGACTGCGTTGATGGCCCAGTCTTCAGGTGACAGGGCAGCGTATTCAAGACCTTTATATTGTGTCTCAGTCAGCGTGATTGTGATGTTTGGCATGTTGATGCCTCCTTTTGTTTGTGTGGGGGGTTATCCGAGAAGGTAGCCGCTGAAGTAGCTGTGTGGCCCAGCAAAAGACCCGTTGAGGTGCGTTGTGCCTACCCAATGAACTATACTCACGGCGTCCCCTGCAACTAGGTAGACCACAAACACATCACTGCGGTTAGTGTATCCTGTTGGAGCATGGTTCTGCTCAATAGAAGTCTGACGGACCCCGTTAACGTAGAAGTAATCGAAAGATATTAGGTTGGGAGGGGTAAACAGCATTACGTTAAAAACGTAGGCCCCATTAACAGGGGCGGTGAACGTAAATGTGCTGTTATTGTAATGATTGCCTATGTTTTTATCCACAACGTCAAACGGTAATATCTGCCCCTGTGTCGTAATATTTACGTTAGGCTGTGATCTGGCCTTAAAGAAAGGCTGATACGGCATAGTGACATGACCAGCATTAGACACAGCAAGCACTAAGTTCGTGTCTGTCGTAGAAGCCGTGATGTCCCCAGTGCTATTACCATACGCCACGCCAAACACGGTTCCAGAGGCTGTGCCTGTGCCGCCATTATAACCTACTACAAATGAGTTATCACCCGCTGCTGTTGTTCCATTTCCAGAGGCAAACGCAGTATACCCACTTGCATATGTTCTATTCCCAAAGTTTGCTGAGTAGCTACCACTAGCATTCCCCCTACTAGCCTGTGCGAAGGAACCGATGCCAGAAGCTGTTGCTATATAACCCGCCGCTACGGAGTTATCACCAGATGCTAATGCACGATATGCAATTGCTGTTGAGCGAAGGCCAGATGCTTCTGAATTAGAGCCAATTGCTGTGGAGTTATCGCCAGATGCCGTTACACCACCACCAATTGCTGTGGATTTGGCACCAGTAGCGCCACGGGTTGTAGAAGCAAAAGCATTATAACTCAAATCAAGGGCGTCAGAACCTATATCCCCATAGTAAGCTGGGTTGTTTACTCTATGAGCAGTGCCATATCCTGTGTTGGCACCCTCAGTAAACGATTTAAAAGCAATCTCAGCGTCAGCTTCAGCCTTCGAGTAAGTCTCAGCCTTCGTATAGGCATCAGCAACTTGAAACGAAGCATACGAGATCACGACAACCTCGTCGCCACTCTCAGCAGCAGAAGTCAGCGTGATG